TGATGGTGGAATGACTGAAGTAGACGGTAAATCTGCCGAGATATAAATATAAAATATACATATATTAAATTTTCATGGAAGAAATTGTAAATTTAGTCGGATCCGATTCGTCGGCATCTGATATTAGTGACAGAATTAAAGACGTTTTGTATGCAAAAGCAGCAGAACGTATTAATACTATTCGTCCAACAGTTGGCGCATCCATGTTTGATGACCAGCAAGATAATTCCGAAGGGGAAGAATAATGGCAAGAACTTTATTGGTTGGTACTGGAGCAGAAATTGCACTCAATACACCAACCTCTTTAGGTAATGCAACTGTTGTTAGAGTATTCAATAATACTGCTGCAGATGCTACTGTCAGTGTTGCAAAAAGTACTACAACTGGTTATGCAAGCACTGCAACAGTGACACTTCCGGCTGATCGAATTGAGTTCTTTGAAAAAGGTGCTCAAGATTTAATTTCTGCATCTGCTGCAGGAGTTGTAGGATTTAAAGTAGGATTTACAGGTTAATACAAATGAAACTCATCACCGAAGAAATTTCAAACGTAAAGATTATTACCGAAGGTAAAGGTTCTAATAAGAAACTTTATATTGAAGGAGTTTTCCTACAAGGTAATCTCAAAAATCGTAATGGAAGAATGTATCCTATGGAGACTCTTTCTCGTGAAGTAAAAAGGTATAATGAAGCATTCGTCCAAAAAGGACGTGCTCTCGGAGAACTTGGTCATCCTGATGGACCTACCGTAAATCTTGATCGTGTTTCTCATAAGATTACTTCACTCACTCAAGAGGGTAGTAATTTCAGAGGTAAGGCACAAATCCTTAATACTCCTATGGGTAAAATTGCATCTTCACTTTTAGATGAAGGTGTTATGCTTGGTGTTTCTTCTCGTGGTGTTGGTTCATTAAAAGAAGATCGTGGTGGTATAAAAGTTGTTGGTGAAGATTTCATGTTAGCAACTGCTGCTGATATCGTTGCCGATCCTTCTGCACCTGATGCATTTGTATCAGGAATTATGGAAGGAAAGGAGTGGATTTGGGAAGGAGGAATTCTTCGTGAGCAACTCGCAGAAAGAACCCAGAAGAGAATTAACACTCTTGTTGACCAAAAAGTTCTCGAAGAACATAAGTTAAACTTGTTCAACGAATTCTTATCAAATCTTTAAATTATAAATAAATATAGATTAGTATAAAATCTAATAAATCAAATGTCCGTTGGTAGCAATTTACAAGAAATGGAAAACGTAGTAACTAAAGGAGCTGCTGCATCTGAACCAATGTCAAAGGCAGGAAGCAATGCTTCCGGTGTTTTAGCACCAGGCCAAACTGGCAATTGGGAAGATCTCGGTGGTCCGACTCCAGAAAACTATAAAGTAGACGACAACTCTGCTAAACTCGCAGAACCCAAAATCGCAACTGTCAAAGACATTGTGAATAGGGGTGCAAAACCTGCTGATCCTATGCCTAGTGGTATGAAGGAAGAAGAGGAAGTTGCGGGTGAAGTAGTCGAAGAAGAAGAAACCACTGCATCTGCCGAAGAAGTAGTTTCCGAGGAAGAGACTTCTGAAGAAGAAGTTGTATCTGAAGAAGAGCAAGCACCAGAAGCAGAATATAACATCGAAGAAGATGTTGAAGCACTGCTTGCAGGTGAAGAACTTTCCGAGGAATTCCAAGAGAAAGCACGTACCATTTTTGAAGCTGCCATCAAAACAAAAGTTGCCGAAGTTCAAGAAGAACTGAAAGCACAATACGAAACAACTCTAGAAGAAGAAGTTTCCGTTATTAAGGAAGAACTAACTAGTAGAGTTGACGCATACCTTGAGTATGTTGCCGAAGAGTGGATTTCTGAAAATCAACTCGCAATTGAGCAAGGTCTCAAGGCAGAAATGACCGAATCATTCCTGACTGGAATGAAGAGTCTTTTTGAAGATCATTATGTAACAATCCCTGAAGAAAAATATGATGTAACTACCGCAATGGTAGAGAAATTAGATGAAATGGAAGATAAACTCAACGAGCAAATTAAATCTAATGTTGCTCTTAATCAAAGATTAGCTGAGTCGGTTGCTGATGTAATCTTCTCCGAGGTCTGCGAAGGTCTAGCACTTTCCCAGAAGGATAAACTCGCTTCTCTTGCCGAAAATGTTGAGTTTGATAGTGAAGACAACTATCGTGAGAAACTAGCAACCCTGAGAAATTCATATTTCCCAGAAAATGCTGGTGCTCAAAGAGACAACTCAGAGAATATTTCCGAGAGTTCAGAGTCCATTGCACAACCAGTTACTGGTTTAATGGAATCCTATCTCGATACTCTGACTAGAGTTTCGCAAAAGTGATTTTTTAATTATAAATCAAACTAAAATTTTTAACAAGGTAAATTCAAATGCAAGGTTTCAATGCTGAATACCTTCAGGAGAAGTGGGCACCTATCCTCAACCATGAGGGTCTCGGAGGCATCAATGATGCTCATAAGAGAATGGTTACCGCAGTTCTTCTGGAGAATCAAGAAAGAACAATCAGAGAAGAAAAGGAATTCCTTTCTGAAGCTCCAACTAACTCAACCGGATCTGGAATTTCTAACTTCGATCCCGTTCTGATCTCATTGATCAGACGTGCAATGCCTAACTTGGTCGCATATGACCTTGCAGGTGTTCAACCGATGAACGGTCCTACTGGACTGATCTTCGCAATGCGTTCACGCTTCACAAGTCAAGGTGGTGGAGAAGCACTCTTCGACGAAGCAAACACCGCATTCTCCAACAGTGGAATTGCTACTTCCAGTCCTTATGTTGCTGGATCTGAAGGTTCTGACGTTGGTTTAGGAACTGGTACTCAAAACGGAACTAATCCAGGACTTTTAAATCCTGTCACCCAAGTTGGTACAGCCGCTGGATATAGCGTTGGCCAGGGCATGGACACATCGATGTCCGAAAGCCTTGGAGACGGACAAGACTTCAACCAGATGGCATTCTCGATTGAGAAAGTCACCGTTACTGCCAAGTCCCGTGCTCTGAAAGCAGAGTATTCCTTGGAACTGGCACAAGACCTCAAGGCTATTCATGGTTTGAATGCCGAGGCAGAACTTGCCAACATTCTCTCCACTGAAATCCTTGCGGAAATCAACAGAGAAGTCATCAGAACCATCTATAAGGTTGCTAAACCCGGTGCTCAAGCAAACGTTGCCACCCCTGGTACTTTCGACCTTGACGTTGATTCTAATGGACGTTGGAGTGTTGAGAAGTTCAAGGGTTTGATCTTCCAGATCGAAAGAGATGCTAACGCAATCGCGCAGCAAACTCGTAGAGGGAAGGGCAACATGATTCTGTGTTCCGCAGACGTTGCTTCCGCACTGACCATGGCTGGTGTACTTGATTACACCCCTGCACTCAATGCAAACCTGAACGTTGATGACACCGGTAACACCTTCGCAGGTGTACTTGCTGGTAAGTATAAGGTCTATATTGATCCTTATTCTGCAAACGTTTCTGCTGATCAGTACTATGTTGCTGGTTATAAAGGTTCTTCACCTTATGACGCAGGTCTGTTCTACTGCCCTTACGTTCCTCTTCAGATGGTTCGTGCAGTTGGAGAGAACACCTTCCAGCCTAAGATCGGCTTCAAGACTCGTTACGGTATTGTTGCTAACCCCTTCGCAGAAGGTGCTGCTCCTGTTACCAATCCTGGTAGACTGCAGACTAACGCAAACCGTTACTACAGAAGAGTCAAAGTCCAAAACCTCATGTGATCCACGGTTCACATATTTCTCACAGAGACCCGAAAGGGTCTCTTTTTTTATCTAAATACAAATAAAAACAATATCGATGACATTTAATAAGCAGATAGGAAATAGAAATTTTTTATCTCCTGTTGGTTTTAAATTTACATTAGCAAAAGAACCAAAGGTTGATTTTTTTTCAAACTCTGCTAGTATTCCCAATATAAGTTTAGGAACGGCAGTTCAACCATCATATCTTAAAGATATTGATATTCCTGGAGAAAAACTTACTTATGGAGATTTTTCTCTAAGATTTTTAGTTGACGAAAATATGGTCAACTATATGGCAATTCATAATTGGATGACAGGTTTAGGGTTTCCAGAGACGGCACAAGAGTTTAAAGATTTAACAACAGATACTGATGGAGTAAGAGATTTAAAACAACAATTTAGTGACGGAAGTCTTCATATTTTAAATAGCAACTTTAGAGATGTTGCTATTGTAAAATTTATAGATTTATTTCCGATATATTTGACCTCTTTAGAATTTGAAGCAAGTGATACGGATATCAACTACTTTACAGCAGAGGTCACTTTCAAGTATACTGTGTACAATGTATTAGCTGCTGATAACAGAACACCTCTATGAACCTTGATCAAATTCAGGAGATGTGGGAAAAGGATTCTCAAATCGACCCTGATAACCTACATGATGAATCACTAAAAGTTCCACAACTTCATTCAAAATATTATACTTTATACAATACCATCACTCTTTTAAGAGAGAAGGCAAGAGGAACTTATAATC